TATGGCTGTTTTTCGAGTTTTTCTTAACTCTTCATGCAGCTCCGTTCTCAGAATATATGATTTTTCGAGTTTGAAATTCTTGCGACCAGGCGTCTTATTGCCAGGCTCAGGAAGTGGAAGGCGTGTTTGAATGTCGAGTGGTGGACAGTCATAGAAGTAAATTCTATAAAGCTCAAGCGGTTCCCTACGTTCTTGTGATTGACGTTTTCCATTAAGATGGGAAAGAACCATTGACCATATTACTTTCATTATGCATTGCGCAGTCAGTTCATGCTCGGCGAAGTGTTTACGATGCGTAGCATGAACACGCTGCATGAAAAAACCCGCATCAATTAAAATTGCTGCTTTCTTCATAAGAGTCCCAAAAAAATAGCCCAGAGCCGTTATGCAGATATTAACAATTGTCTGCGAACGGGGCTGGGCTTGGTTTAATTAATCTATGCCAAGTTGACTGTGCCGTCAACATAAAACTTACTTCCTATCACCCAAACGTCTCTTCAGGCCACTGACTAGCGATAACTTTCCCCACAACGGAACAACTCTCATTGCATGGGATCATTGGGTATTGTGGGTTTAGTGGCTGTAGAAACACCTGACCGCTATCCCTGATCAGTTTCTTGAAGGTAAACTCATCACCACCAAGTCTGGCTATACAGAAATCGCCTGGCTCAACAGCCTGCTCAGGGTCAACCAGAATTAACATCCCGTCAGGAAAGCTGGGCTTGGATCCTGTTGGTGCGGTCATGGAATTACCTTCAACCTCAAGCCAGAATGCAGAGCCACTGGCTTTTTTGGTTGTGCTTACCCATTTCTCCGCATCGCCTTTGGTAAAGGTTCTAAGCTCAGGCGAGAACATCCCGGCCTGAACATGAGAAAAAACAGGGTACTCATACTCACTTCTAAGTGACGGCTGCATACTAACCGCTTCATACATCTCGTAGATTTCTCTGGCGATTGAAGGGCTAAATTCTTCAACGCTAACGTTGAGAATTTTTGCAAGCAATGCGGCGTTATAAGCATTTAATGCATTGATGCCATTAAATAAAGCACCAACGCCTGACTGCCCCATCCCCATCTTGTCTGCGACAGATTCCTGGGATAAGCCAAGTTCATTTTTCTTTTTTTCATAAATAGCTTTAAGGCGACGTGCGTCCTCAAGCTGCTCTTGTGTTAATGGTTTCTTTTTTGCGCTCATACGTTAAATCTATCACCGCAAGGGATAAATATCTAACACCGCGCGTGTTGACTGCTTTACCTCTGGCGGTGATAATGGTTGCATGTACTAAGGAGGTTGTATGGAACAACGCATAACCCTGAAAGATTATGCAATGCGCTTTGGGCAAACCAAGACAGCTAAAGATCTCGGCGTATATCAAAGCGCGATCAACAAGGCCATTCATGCAGGCCGAAAGATTTTTTTAACTATAAACGCTGATGGAAGCGTTTATGCGGAAGAGGTAAAGCCCTTCCCGAGTAACAAAAAAACAACAGCATAAATAACCCCGCTCTTACACATTCCAGCCCTGAAAAAGGGCATCCAATTAAACCACACCTATGGTGTATGCATTTATTTGCATACATTCAATCAATTGTTATCTAAGGAAATACTTACATATGGTTCGTGCAAACAAACGCAACGAGGCTCTACGAATCGAGAGTGCGTTGCTTAACAAAATCGCAATGCTTGGAACTGAGAAGACAGCGGAAGCTGTGGGAGTTGATAAGTCGCAGATCAGCAGGTGGAAGAGAGACTGGATTCCAAAGTTCTCAATGCTGCTTGCTGTTCTTGAATGGGGGGTCGTTGACGACGACATGGCTCGATTGGCGCGACAAGTTGCTGCGATTCTCACCAATAAAAAACGCCCGGCGGCAACCGAGCGTTCTGAACAAATCCAGATGGAGTTCTGAGGTCATTACTGGATCTATCAACAGGAGTCATTATGACAAATACAGCAAAAATACTCAACTTCGGCAGAGGTAACTTTGCCGGACAGGAGCGTAATGTGGCAGATCTCGATGATGGTTACGCCAGACTATCAAATATGCTGCTTGAGGCTTATTCGGGCGCAGATCTGACCAAGCGACAGTTTAAAGTGCTGCTTGCCATTCTGCGTAAAACCTATGGGTGGAATAAACCAATGGACAGAATCACCGATTCTCAACTTAGCGAGATTACAAAGTTACCTGTCAAACGGTGCAATGAAGCCAAGTTAGAACTCGTCAGAATGAATATTATCAAGCAGCAAGGCGGCATGTTTGGACCAAATAAAAACATCTCAGAATGGTGTATCCCTCAAAACGAGGGAAAATCCCCTAAAACGAGGGATAAAACATCCCTCAAATTGGGGGATTGCTATCCCTCAAATTGGGGGATTGCTATCCCTCAAAACAGGGGGACACAAAAGACACTATTACAAAAGAAAAAAGAAAAGATTATTCGTCCGAGAATTCTGGCGAATCCTCTGACCAGCCAGAAAACGATCTTTCTGTGGTTAAACCGGATGCTGCAATTCAGAGCGGCAGCAAGTGGGGAACAGCAGAAGACCTGACCGCCGCAGAGTGGATGTTTGACATGGTGAAGACCATCGCGCCATCAGCCAGAAAACCGAATTTTGCTGGGTGGGCTAACGATATCCGCCTGATGCGTGAACGTGACGGACGTAACCACCGCGATATGTGTGTGCTTTTCCGCTGGGCCTGCCAGGACAACTTCTGGTCCGGTAACGTGCTGAGTCCGGCCAAACTCCGCGACAAGTGGACCCAGCTCGAAATCAACCGTAACAAGCAACAGGCAGGCGTGACAGCCAGCAAACCAAAACTCGACCTGACAAACACTGACTGGATTTACGGGGTGGATTTATGAAAAACATCGCCGCACAGATGGTTAACTTTGACCGTGAGCAGATGCGTCGGATCGCCAACATCGATAACCAGGACATGACGATATCGGTCTGGGTCTTTCCTGATACTGATATTTCAGATGTATCGCGTGAGTTAATTGCGGCAATTAAACAGGGGTATCTAACAGTAAAAGCCGCCGGGGTATGGGCGGGGGGCATTGAAACACCTTCGGTGGAAACTCCATCGGAAGGCTCTAAATTTTTTGGTTTTGATATGGATAACGAATTCATCAGTGGTTTTGATGTAGGGGCATGGGGAGTATTACTCTGATGGCGAAAAATGACTTTAAAGCGTTTGCAACTGATCGAAATGCCAATGTTATGTCGCAGGAGGAATGGGAAGCGTTGCCTGCGCTTATATCCGGATTTACAGCAGGGAAAGCATCCAGTGCGCAAGTCAATAAGGTTATTCGGCAGGCCAGCTTTATTGCTGCAGCTCTGGCCCAGTTTGTAAGTGATAAAACGCAACGGGATGTGCTTGATAATGGTGATCTGCCCGGTTTTGTTGAATTGCTGGGATCGGGGTTTGCTGTTGAATACCTGAGCCGCAAGAATCCGTTTGGCGATATCAAATCGGACGGCACGGTGAAAACGGCTCTTCAAAACCTTGGTTTGGGAGAAGGTGCTCCAGCTATTGGCGTTCCGTTCTTCTGGCCGTCCGCTGCAATGCCAAATACTGTAATCGACAGCTGGTCCTGTATGGTGTTTTTGAAGTTCAACGGCGCGAAATTCTCTGCCACTGATTATCCTGTGCTGGCGAAAGTGTTTCCTTCGCTGGTATTACCTGAAGCCCGCGGTGATTTCATTCGTATCTGGGATGACGGGCGAGGTGCAGACGGTGGTCGCGAATTATTAAGCTGGCAGGCAGCTACAAACTTTTCTCAGTTTGCCGGGAATATAGGCGAAGGTGCGGGACACGCAATTAACTTTCATGATGGCATCGCCGGAAATCAGCCAGGATTTTCACGATTTAATTTCACCAGTAACTCTGTGGGTGATGGTGTGAATTTTGTTGCAGTCAGACCGCGAAATATTGCATTTAACTTTCTGGTGAGGGCTAAATAATGAAACCTGTTTTTGATGAAAATGGGCTGGCTACAGTGCCGGGCGATATGCGTTGTTTTTATTATGATGCTGAAACATCTGAGTATACGGGCTGGTCTGATGAATATATTAATACTGGCGTAAGTATGCCCGCCTGTTCCACTGGTATTGACCCTGGCGAAAACATTCCGGGAAGAGTGGCAGTATTTACAGGTAAGGGATGGAGCCATGAAGAAGACCATCGCAATGAGACTGTTTACTCAATCGAAAATGGCGCAGCTGTTACAGTGGATTATATCGGTGCCATCAAAGACGGTTATGTCACGATTTCACCGTTAACGCCATACGATAAATGGGATGGTGAGAAATGGGTGACAGACACTGAGGCACAACACAGTGCCGCAGTAGACGCGGCAGAAGCACAGCGCCAATCACTGATTGATGCAGCAATGGCTTCCATTAGTCTGATTCAGCTGAAGTTACAGGCCGGACGGAAACTGACTCAGGCAGAAACAACCCGACTTAACGCCGTGCTGGATTACATTGACGCGGTGACGGCAACAGATACCAGCACCGCGCCGGATGTCATCTGGCCTGAACTGCCGGAGGCGTAGGCCATTCAATATCTGGCGCACCGGAAGTATCGACCAGCTCCAGTGCGTCCAGATAATCCAGCCACAAATTATATTGCGTCAGTTCGTCACCTTTCAGACGACCAATAGCCGCTTTACCGGGCCATTGCTTACTGTTCATGTATTCGTTGGCCTGGTTAATTAGTAGCTGTCTTTCTGATTCAGT